CTCGTCTCTGGGGCTACCTTAACTTACGTTAAGATAGACGGAGGTATTCCACCTCTCATCCTCTGGTTCCCACCCCGATAGCGGGTGAGAGACCCGGCGTACATCCCAATTAGGGGCAATACGCCGCTTCCTCCCATACGTAACTCGGTCTTTTTGCCTTAAACCGATCGCACAGGAGTTAACCGCACCCTGCAAAAAGCTAAGTAACAACCCGGAGGGATTGTACCTTCGCGGCCTGGACCCTTTCGGGATAAAGATTGCCGCCTCGGCGATCCTATACTTCTTAGTATGAGGAACCCAGCACCAATACATTGGAGATTGAAATCCAATGTGGACGGGCTGGTTTACGAGACTAAACGGCACTCTGACCCCTGATGAATCATCTTCCCAACGGGGAACCGGCAGCCATTTTACGCTCGCTAAGAGCAGCTGCACTGTATGCGTTAGAACGATACCAGTTCTATAGGTGAACTGATTAAGCTGGTTAATTGCAGAATAGCGATCCTGTTCGGAATCTAGTCGCTTGACATAGACTCCGCGTACGAAGCGACCTAACCAAAAGTCGCCACCACAGGATTCACGGAACGGACCTTCCAAAAAGGTCTTGTCCTTGTTAGCCAGAAATCCTAAGATGTTAAGAAGCCGGATCACGTCTCCCGCGATTTCGCGCGGAACAACGATGTCGTCTCCATTTACACCGAAATTTCCCCAGCATACACCTCGCGGGAAGCATATTTCTACACCCCTCGCTCGGAAGCAAGCGACAACAACACAGGAGAATAATACCGTCTGCAGGGAGAACGTATAACCGTTTCCCATGGTTGATATCATTCCCGTTTCTATGTACCCTAACCCAGGGACATCGGTTAAGGGGCTGCGAAGCCTATCCAACAGACGATAAAGATCGTCCGGTAGCACTTCCTGTAGCATCTTTCGCGATAATGAGTCAGAAGCAGATTCTAGGTCGATAGTTGCGAAGCTATCTTCCACACTGCCCCTACGGGCAAGCTCACGGTTCTTGAACTGCTGATCGGCGAGGTTAATGCCGAATTGGTCCTTAAGACCCTTTTCAAGGTAATACGAAAGCCCTAGCTGATAAAACATATTCAGCGTCGGCTCAACGCATATTGTACGTGAAGTCTCATCGTTCTTCGGTACAAAGTCCAACCGATTCCCTTTCACTAGGGCGTCACCACGATGGCACTGACGAGTTTCCTCGGCGTTAGACCATTCAGCGAAATTTCGCACATAGCGCCTGTACCAATTGGTCAGGTAACTGCTTGTAGAGCTGAGTTCGGAGTCGAATATCTTTGAATATATATCGCCTCCACCACCTCTGATTGACGCCCCGGGACCGACTATGCTGCCTTTCGACAACAAATCGTACGGGTGGTCTACCAGCGGATAACCATTGCCCTGGTGCCAAAACCTCCATAAGGCGCGTTTTAATTCGCCATAAAGGATCTCGTCCCAGGAACTGGCAAGCTCCAACTTCCATTCCTCACATCGTTTATTGACGTTGAGAAATTTCAATAACGCTGCGCTGTCACGAAGATCGTTATTCGGGTACTCAAATTTCTTGAGTAATGACCGAGCGATCTGGATTGCCGCAACCTCTTTGGTTGTTGCACCGACGGGATAGTCCTTTCTCTGTTTCCAGAAAAGCAGGTCTTCCTTGCTTAGTACGGTGCTTAGATCAGTCAAAAGGCTCGAATAAAGAGCAGTAGGTATGATGGCCATAAAACTCCACTCGTGGACATAACATTACAATACCATCTGACCTTGAGGGTCAATTCTTGCGAATTGTTAGGATGATATCGCGGACAAGACCCAGCCAAAAACGTACTTTGTCAATACGTCTCACACTCAAAGGACGCAACTCATCGTCCAGGAATCGAGTGTCCGGTTTTGGAGCGTTAAGCTCCACCCCATCTTTCGATGGAGAACCCCTATCGCTAGGGTGTTCCGGTGACAAAGGCATCTCCGAGGGCTGCACTGACCTGGTCAAGAAGCCCAATGTGCGCGCTAATCATAGCTCGCAT